TGTAGTCGATTTAGGCGAACGAGGAAGTCTACCGCAATACAACTTTGAAATAAAAGGCAAGCTCCTAGAAACTGGCGACGGTGTAGACGTTAACCCAGCCGATTATATTGTGCATGTGTTGAAATCTATCGGTATTGACGATGTTAATATTGACGGCTTAGAACACTACAGGGAGTATTGCAAGGCAGCTGACATTCTTATTAGTACACCGCCAGATAGTAAAAGCTCAAAGGCTCAAACTGTAATTAACGATATAGCTGAAATTACAAATAGTTTGGTTTTTTGGTCTACAGACCGACTTAAAATTGTACCATTAGCCGATAAGCCTATAGGCACATGGAGCCCTTACAATCAAATTCAATATAACTTAAATGCTGATGATCTTATTCCGGCTAGCGATGGACAGTTAGTCGTGTATAAAAGAAAAGACAGCTCAGAAAGTTATAACCAAGCGACTGTTGAATTCATTAATCGTGCGAACGGTTATGAGAAAGAGACAGTCGCTTTTGAAATTGTAGCCGATGTGCAAAAGAATGGTTTAAAGCCTGCCTCCAAGAAGTCTGCACATTATCTCTATACTAAGGCGAGGGCTCAATACTACGCCGAGCAATTAGCTATGAAACGGCTATACGCTAAAAATCAGTATACGTTCCGTTTAGATTGGGCGTTCTGTAGGTTGGAACCGGGCGACCTTGTTACACTAACTGACGAATTATGTGGCCTAAATAAACAGATAGTCGTTATAACTTCTGTATCTGAGGCAGCCGACGGACAGTTGGAGATTACTGCGGAGGGTAAACCACCGGGAACGTATGCTCCTGCCAAGTATAATGTGCATGAGAACGAGCGACCTTTTATTGATTACAATCAAGCTGCACCAAGCGTAAATGATGTGGCGATATTCCAAACCGTTGGCGATGTTGGTGGCAATCAAATATTCGTTGGCGTTAATGCTCCGAGCGGTTGGGGTGGTTGCTCCGTATGGGTATCCGATAATGGCGAAAACTATCGACGTATAGGATCTATCACGCAACAAGCTAGAATGGGTAAATTAAAATACGGCTTTGCTCAAAATGGCGATTTCTGTAACGTGGTTATCAATCAAGGCGTGCTGAAAAGCGGAACCCATGTCGATGCTGAACGTGCCAACACGTTATGTTGGATAAATGGCGAGGCATTGAGCTATGAAACTGTAGAAACTCATCCGGATAATTGGTATACGTTGCGAGGTTTAGTTCGTGGCCAATACGGAACTAATGCTATTAATCATGGTGCAAATGAAAGGTTTGTCAGAGTTGACGAGGCTTTATTCCATTATCCTTACCGAAAAGAGGATATTAACAAGACGGTATATCTCAAATTCACTTCCCTAAATGTATTTGGAAGTAACGAACAGGGGCTTGATGAGGTAAGGGAATATCAATATAAGATTGTGCCTTATTATATCCCAGAGGTGAATAACTTAACGTTATTTACTAAGTACTACAAGATAGGCAATGGAGTATTATCCTTTGATGTGGTGGCTCAGTTTGATATACCTCAAATTAATAGCTTTGATACAGTCGAGCTATGGTATCGTGAGGGTAATGCAGCTTGGAAGTATGGCGGTAATGGTAACGGTCAAATCTCTATTAGTGGTTGCGAACTTGGACATACTTACGAAGTAAAAGCTATCGTCAAGGACGTACATGGAAACACTTCGCAAGGTGTTACAAAGTCCATTACTGTGGCTATGAAAACGGAAGTTCCGAATGCTCCGCAAGGGTTTTCTATTACGTTTAGTGATAAGGCCAATTTTAATTGGCTTGAAGTTCGTAACGCTGACATAGATTTCTATGAGTTGCGACTTGATACAAGGACAGGGCAGAACGATGGCTTGATTGGTAAAAGCAATAACACTACTTATAGTGGCATGCTGCGTAATCGTACTGGCAAAGTTTACTTGTATGCTCATAACCCATCAAAAGGCTATGGTGCACCTGCTGAGTTGACTTACAACGTGCCTGCTCCACCTAAGCCAACTAACGTTAAAGTTAGTGGCAATCTAAATGGCGTAGGGGTTATATTCCAATCTATTCCAGCCGGTTGCAAGGGGGCTAATGTATACGTTGATAATACTGTATATTTCACATCGACTAATGTAATGAACATTCCTTTAGAGGCCGGAATATATTCCGTTAAAGTGGCTTATGTCGATATCTTTGGTGAGGGGCCAAGGACTGACGCCATATCTGCTACTGTTAAAGCTAAAATAGACAGTAAATTACTTGATATGGAGGCATTAGGTATAGCCGATATGGATAAGGCCGTTAAGGCTTTAAAATCTGAAGTCGGTACAGTAAAAACCGATGTAAATGGCTTTAATAGTAAATTAGTCGACCAAGCTAAAGCGTTTCAACGCACTGTTGCTGATCTAAATACAAACACAGCAACGCAAATAACTCAAATATCTAAGGGGCTTGAATTAAAAGTTACGCAAGCTATTAATAGCCTAGACGGACGTGAAATTGTAAGCCGTATTAATCTTACGCCAGCAGGCACTAAGATTGACGGCAAGTTATTGCATGTTACTGGGCAAACTGTATTTGACGATAATGTAATAGCTCGTAGAATGATACAGGCAAAGGCGATTTCTGCTGACAAAATCAGTGTTGATAACTTAGCAGCCATTTCTGCAAATATTGGTGATCTAAAAGGTGGCACAATCACCGGTACTGTTATTAAAAATGCATCTAATACGTTTAGCGTTGACGCTAACGGTAATATTAGAGGCGTAAACATTACTGGTTCAAGAATTGACGCCAATAGCGTATATGCTAATGGCGAGCCACTAAAGAACACTAACTTTATGAGCATGCATGTAGTTAGCGGACAAAAAATTGCCTTACCAGCCGGATATAACTATGAGCGTTGTTTGTATTATTTGACAAACGTCAAAATGAAAACCGAGGCAGCTTATTCTATCAGAGGTCGTTATTTTAACGACAGCGATATGAATAAAATTCACGACTTTAACAATCAATACTCTACGTATTGGAATAATAGGCCGGGTGGCGGTAAAATAGACGATTTAGAGGGTGGACATTGGTTACATGGCGAACCGTTGCAAAATCGAGTGTTCTATCCTAACAACGACGCTCCAGTCGGAGGCACTTTCTCACACGGCCGAGGTTATCCTCAAAACAGTGCCACTAGTGCAAGTATGAACAGTAAATGGTTCAGGGGTTGTGGAATAACTAAAGAGGGTTATTTCTATTTCTTTCACAATTCTGGCCAATTCGGTTATTATGGCGAGGCTGATTTACTTATCGTTTCGTTCTGGTAAGGGGGTTATTAATGGATCTTGTAAGACGAGAAAATGAGACGTTGCACGTTGGGGAAGATTGGCGGAGGGCTTACACCATTGTTGATGATGTAAGCCTAAATAACGCCAATGCAATATGTAAGGTTCGTACTAAACAAGGCAAGGTGCTTTGTGAGGCTGAAACGAGCGTGAATGGACAAACTGTTTATGTTACTATTCCAAAAGACAGCACATTAAGCATTGATAAAGCCTATAACAAGGCTCAATATGACGTATTCTTAATCTTAGAAGAACGTACATATAAGTTAATTATGGGTGAAATTACTATTATTCATGATGTATCTATGCATTAAATAAAGGAGCAAAAATCATGGCAGAAACAAAAACACTTCAAGAAATTTTACTTACATTGGGCGAAAAGCCTTTAAATGTAAATGTAAGCCTTCCGGGCATTAAAGGTGAAAATGGCCAAGACGGTCGCAATGGTGCTGACGGTTTAAGTGCATATGATATTGCACAATTAAATGGCTTTAAAGGAACTCAACAAGAATGGTTAGACAGCCTAAAAGCTGGTGCCGTTGCAGATGAGGCACGCACAATGCTATTAAATGGCAATGTGTGGTGTAAATCTAACTCTATTGCAGATGTATTGGCTGCGGTTATTTCTAATTTAGGCAAAGCGTTCCCACGCACTGAATTTAAACCGTTGACAGTAGGCACTGTATTGAAAGGCCAACGTGTTATCGCCGTTGAGGGTGAGCCTCATTACTTTGTTAAAGTGGTAGGCATGGAAACTCCATTCGAGATTGGCGATAATGGAACTGGATCCATTTCTATTGAGCCTATGGGCGTTGATGATGTACATTTGACTTACCATAATTTCACTGGCGAAAAAGTAGGTGAAACAGTAATTGCCGGCAGTCATGAAGATACTAGAACGCCAGATGAAACTTACGAAGAAAATGGCGTTAAATATGCGTTATTTGGTCGCAAGTTAGAAGTTAACGTAGTTAATTTCAATGGTGATTTCAAGCACAATTTCATTTTACTTGGCAAGTGGCCTAAAACCTCTATTGATAGCGTTTTAATTAAAGCTAGCAGACCAACTACATTAAAAACAGGGGCTTTGGATGGCAGAAGATATACATTCACAGATGTTGTTGGCAATCACATTGGTAATATTCCTGTGTTGGTTGATAACCCTAAAAATGTTACATTTGACAATAATGATAGATATGAATACCCTATCAAGCTTGGCAGTATTGAATATGGCACAGCCGATGTTGCGTTCGACTCCTCCCGTGTTGAGTGGTCTGACAGCCAACATAAATATGTAAGCACTGGCTCTTCTATCGACCATTTATAATAGGTGAACGCAATGCAAGAGTTAACACATTTCTTAAATGAGGCGTGGCGAATGCTTACTGAGTCGTTCGCTATTAAAGCCTTGCTTGCGGTAGTTGCGGAAGTCGGTATATACATGTTAGGTCTTAAACACGTACAGGTGTTAGGCATATTCATTTGCCTAGTGTTTTTAGATCTATTCACAAAGTGGTCTGCGATTGGCTATCAAATGTTAGTTGATATGGGGGCAAACCCTGAGAATATCGGAGGTTTTGACAAATACATAGCCATTCCAGTTGCATGGGGGAAAGGGCTTATATCATCCAAACATATGCGTAAGCCTTTCATTACAAAGGTATTAACATATTGCCTAGCGACTGCCAGTGCGTGGTGTTTTGATTACATGGCAGGTAATTACGCATTCGCAGTCAATCTTGTATGGTTGTATCTTGCTAGTGTCGAATTTCTTTCTATTTTGGAGAACCTACGAGACGGTGGCAATACTACCATTACAGGGTTGTTAGATTTGGTTCAATCTAAAGTTGACATGCTTTTAAAGAAATAAGGTTTTTATATAGGGCTACATATAGTAGCCCTATTTTTAATTGGAGGTGCATATAATGAAAATTGGTACATACTTTGATGATTACGAATTCGCTTGTAATTGCCATCGTCATGAGGTCGATGAAAATGGACATAATAAACTGGACCATATCATTGACAAAAGATTGGTCGACTTGCTCGACAGAATTCGTGAACGCTTAGGCGTGCCATTGACTGTTACAAGTGGTTATCGTTGCGAAGAACACAACGAGGAAGTGGGCGGTGTTCAAAACTCTTATCACGTGCAGGGCGTAGCTGCCGATATAACCTACGATGGCATTGACGTTGATTACTTGGCGTCTGTTGCCGAAGAATGTGGGGCCGACGGAATTGGTTGCTATTATTATCAGGACTTCGTACACGTTGACGTGCGTGGATATGACGCACGTTGGAATGATCTTGACTAACTAAAGGGGCTATATATGTATGAGAAAATCACGAAGTACATCAATGCGGTTAAATCTCAGATTACTATTAAGCGGCTTATTATTGGTTGTAGTTGTGTGTTGCTCCTCATTGGTGTATGCCAACTCATTGACGGCTACTTCACCGCAAGAGGAAACTATCAACGTGCCGTTGACAAGTTGGAACGAACTCAAAGGGAACTTGATACAAGCAGACGCCTTAATCAAGAGCTCAAACTTGTCATTGAACGAGGCTCAGACCTTAACCGCCAAGCAAGCGACCGAATTGAACGAATTGAAGATTATCAACGAAGAACGGAGCAAGGAATTAGCCGAGCTCAAAACTATCAACGAGAAACAGGGGCAAGAGTTAGCGAAAGCATCGGAATTAATAACCGAGCAAGCGAACTCATTGGAAACAGCCTCCGAATCATTGAACGAGTTGAAAGCGGAAATAAAGAATACTAAAAAGACAGAGCAAAGGTTACGCCGGCAACGTGATACATGGGCTATTAGCAACGTAGCATTATTTCTTGCCGGTGCGTTACGCAAATAAAGTGGAGGTGATCCAATATCTCCTTACTGCATAAAGGTGGATATGCAGACAACTTTTGTTTGTTAAATACAGGGCACTTACTATAACAGTAGGTGCCCTTATTTTTTTTGCAGTTTTGACATCATTTTGACATCATCTTATTAAAAAATATGTAGAAATATAGGTAAATAAGAAAGTATAAGATGCAGTAAAATACTGTGTTTCTAGGGTTTATCAGTAGTGTATAAGTAAACTCTTAATCAGGGTGTCCAGGGTTNNNTGACGTAGTCGTGAATCATAAAACCACCCGCTATGCG